CTTCAGGGAACACAAGGAACTCAGGGCACTCAAGGCATCTCTGGGGAAGGAGGTGCTCAAGGAACTCAAGGAACTCAAGGAACACAGGGTACTCAGGGAACTCAAGGTACTCAGGGAACTCAAGGTACTCAAGGTATCTCTGGTGGAGGAGGTGCTCAAGGAACACAGGGTACTCAGGGAACTCAAGGTACTCAAGGTATCTCTGGTGGAGAAGGTGCTCAAGGAACACAGGGTACTCAGGGAACTCAAGGTACTCAAGGTATCTCTGGTGGAGGAGGTGCTCAAGGAACACAGGGTACTCAAGGAACTCAAGGTACTCAAGGTACTCAAGGAACACAGGGTACTCAAGGAACTCAAGGTACTCAAGGTCTTCAGGGACTTCAAGGAACACAGGGTACTCAGGGTACTCAGGGTACTCAAGGAACTCAAGGTACTCAAGGAACTCAAGGTACTCAAGGCACACAAGGTACTCAAGGTGCTACAGGAACAGGTACTCAAGGTACTACAGGAACAGGTACTCAAGGTACTCAGGGCACTCAGGGCACTCAAGGAACTCAAGGTGCTTCAGGTGTTAGTGTTAGTGGAAGTATTATACAAGTTGCATATGCAACATCTAGTTTAACGAACTCAACAACATCAACATCTTTTCAGGCATCAAGTTTAGCAGTTTCAATCATCCCAAACTCTACTTCTAGTAAAATACTTATAATTTCACATTTCTCAGCAAATCAAGAAACTCAAGCATCAAGTGGAGATGGTGGATATTTTTCTATTTTTAGAAGTGGTACTAATCTTGGAGATGCAACTTATGGTATGATATTTGTAGGTACGAATTCACCACCAGTTTATTCAGGTGCATCGCTCACTTGGATAGATTCTCCAAGTACAACATCTTCTGTAGAATATAAACTTTATTTTAGAAGTAAATTGGGAGGAACTGTAAGTGCTCTAACTGGAACTGGTGGTGAAACTAGAGCAGCATCAATTACGGCAATGGAGATAGTAGCATGACAATAGAATCAAACTTTTTTTATAAGGCAATTTCATCTTTAGCACCAAAATCACAATGGTTTTGTATTGATTGTGATTATGAACAATTAAAGTGGTTTTCTGAAGATATTCCAAAACCAACTTTTGAAGAAATTGAAGCAGAGATGCAACGACTTCAAGCAGAATATGATCACAATGAATATCAAAGACTTAGAGCAATAGAATATCCATCTTTTGCTGATCAATTTGATCTCTTATATCATGGTGGTTATGATGCTTGGAAAGCAGAGATTGATAAAATAAAGCAAAAATATCCAAAACCGTGATATAATATATACTGAAGATACTTTTTATTATGAGATTTCATGTTCTTGGTTTACCGCACACGGTTTCTAGTAAAGATTTTAATGCCTGTGCATATACTCAAAAAGTAGTTAAATTTTGTAAGATGATGAGTGCTCGTGGGCACTATATTATTCATTATGGTCATGAAGATTCTGATGCAATTTGCAATGAGCACGTTTCAGTCATTACAAATGAGGACTGGCAAACTTGTTATAGGAACTCCTGTTGGATATTTTGAAGAAAATGGAAAACATGGTGGAGGAATTTTAGTTCCTTTAGATGAATTAGGATTTCTAAACGAAACTAGAAAAAATTTACTATACTATAAAGATAATCCAAAGGAATATAAAGAAAAATGTGAAGAGATACAACATTATGCAAGAGAGCATTATGACTGGGGTAAAACCATACATTCTTGGGTTGAACTGTTTTCTTAAGAATTGAATTGGTTGACAGGACCCCAAATTGGTTCTATAGATATAAATTAGAAAAATATCTTCTTCTACTGTTAATATTGGAACTGTTTAAAAATGCTCCATAGAATGAAACCTATATATTATAAGAAAAAAAGTACCAGCAATAAGTAATGACGGACAGATTTCCACTTATAGCAAATCCAACAACTCAACAGATTGAGGAATTAGCACCTGGAGATAATCTCAATTTACAGAATAGTGGAATAGTTGGTGCTACAACTATAACCGCAGATAAGTTTGTTGGAACTCTACAAGGAAACGCAGCAACTGCTGATAGATTAAATAATGCTGCGAATATAACTGGTGGATTTATTAGTAGTTCTAGATTATCTGGTTATTATGGAATTGATGTAAATAGTGCAAATATACTTACGAATGCTGCAAATATTGCTGCAGGAACAATCAGCAGTGCAAGATTATCTGGTCATTATCCAATTTCTGTTGATTCTGCTTCTTCTTCTGATGCTTTGACTGATGCATCAAATATTACAGGTGGTATAGTTCCTTCCGAAAGGTTAGAGGGATTTTACGACATTAATGTAGGAACAGCAAACACTGCAAACATTATTACTCCTGGAAGTTTTCAGAATATTAGTATTGGAGGAAATGCTGCTACTGCTACTACAGCAGTCAATCTTTCTGGTGGAACAGTTTCTGGTGTTGATTTAAATATTAGTGACATTGGTACAATTGGAACTTTAGGTGTTTCTGGTTTAACAACAACAACTAACTTAAATGTAACCAATTTAGCATCAATTGGGTTTGCTTCTGTAGGAGTTGCAACGATTGGATTTGGAACATTTACAAATGTCAGAATATCAGGTGCTGCTACAATTGGGTTCTTAACAGCAACTAATGCTCGTGTTTCTGGAACTGCTACTGTTGGATTTTTAACTGCAACTAATTTAAATTCACCCAATGCAACTTTGGGAATTGTTACTGCAAATACACTCACTGGTCTTAATACATTATCTTCGTATGATGCAACCCTTGATTTTATTAATAATACTAGGATTACATCGGGTTTATTGGTTGGAACTGCAGCATCAATTGGAATTGCAACAATAGGATTTGGAACTTTTACAAATGTACGAGTATCGGGAATATTAACTGCAGGTACATTTTCTGGTAATTTTAGTGGAGGAATAGTTGCTGCTGCTGCTTCTATTGGAATTGCAACAATTAGTTATGCAAATGTCGGACTTGCATCAATTGGTATTGCAACTGTAGGATTTGCCTCTGTTGGTATTGCTACTATAGGATTTTTAACCGCAACTGATGTTCGTGTTTCTGGAACTGCTACTGTTGGTCTTTTAACTGCAACAACAATTTTCACTAATAATTATCTTGGAAATGGGGAATCCATAGTAGGTATTGTAACTCAAATTAATATTGGGACCGGTCTTACTTTAACATCTACACAAACAGCAGGAAAGGGAATAGTTAATGTAGGAATTCGCACTACTATAGGAAAAACAATCTTTGTTTCCTTTGAAGGAAATGATTCAAACACTGGATTGTTGAATAATGATGCAAAGAAAACTATAAAAGCAGCAGCAGCACTTGCTTTACCTGGAGATACAATTAAAGTTTTTCCAGGAACTTATGTTGAAAATAATCCAATAGTTTTATCAAAAGATGTTTCAGTGGAAGGAACAGAGTTGCGTAACTGTTTAGTTTCACCACAAAACACTGGACTTGATTTATTCCACGTTAATAATGGATGTCATTTAACAGATTTAAGTTTTGTTGGTGCTCCATCAACAAATGGTGCATCGGTAGTATCATTTCAACCACTTGCTGGAGTTTCTACTCATAGATTTTTTGATGCTGCAAGAATGATTCGTATGAATCTTGATTTTATTTCTGAAGAAACTGTAGGATATTTAACCAGCACAGATTATAAAAATCCTATATTTAATTCTGGAATAAGTACAATTAGAAAAGGTGTTGTATCTGCATTAAAGGCAGTATGCCATGACATTACAAGGGGTGGAAATTCTAAGTGTGTGGTTGCAGGAAAATCATATTACACTGCAGGAGGAGCACTTCAGAATATTGTTGGATTTAAAACCGAAACAATAGATGCCTTTAATTATGCAGTAGGAATTGCAAGGTCTTGTATTAATAATGTTTCTTTTGCAAAAACAAGTGGTGGAAATTATCAGTCTTATTATACACAAGTAAAGGATGTTTCCATTCAAGCAGATTCTGCAACTGGATCTAATACTAATTTAAATTCTTGTTCAAATGTAATTTCTGCATTATATTCTTGTGTTGGAATTGTGACTACAATAATTAATGATGGTTTGAGTGCTCTTGGTGGAGCAGGAATTAATACAACACTACCATCAGCATATGATGGACAATCAAGTAACAATTGGTCCAGCACAAAACTTGAAGGAACAACGTTCTCACCTGGTGTCGGAATTATTTCAAAAGGTCCTTATATTCGCAACTGCACAAATTTTATACCAAATAGCATTGGATTAAAGGTAAATGGTTTTGATGCAGAACCTGGAGATGAAATTGATAATGGCATTCAAGGTTCTATGAGTGTTGATTCTTATACACAATATAATCAAGGTGGTATTGGAGTGTCAATTACCAATGGTGGTTATGCTCAATTAGTTTCTATCTTTACAATTTGTGATGATATTGCGATTTATACATCTTCTGGTGGTCAGTGTGATATTACCAATTCTAACAATTCATTCGGAACTTATGGATTATATTCAAATGGTGTAGGGGATTACTCTAGTAGATCAATTTTTAGATATACTGGAACTGCAAATACAAATGCTACTATAGGTCAAAATATAATTACAGTTTCTGGTTTGGGAACCAATAGACCATATCAAGGGCAAGCAATTTATTTTGGAAACTTATATTATTCTGTTGAATCTATAAGTGTCACTGATGGTGGTTCTGGTTATACATCGGAACCAACTGTTACAATTAGTTCTCCAACTGGTCCAAATGGAATTACTGCCGAGGCATTTCCTGTAATTGAAAATGGAAAAGTAGTTTCAATTAATGTTATTAGTACTGGTAATCAATATGTAACTGCACCAACTGTAACGATCAGTGGTCCTGGTGCTGGGGTTACGGCAACTGCTTCTGCAAATCTTGCACCAATATATTATAAAGTTGATGGTGCAACTTTACCATCTGCTGGCATTTCAACTATCACATTAACTGAAAATCTAAATAATACAGTCAGTGCAGGAACTACTGCTTATTTCTCTAGAATGAGTTTGCAGGTTGCATCTACAATATCATTTGAATATATAGGAGCAGGCAATGCAATTGAATCTGCAAGACCATCTAAAGGTGGTGTGACAAGACAACAGAATGAAGTCGTTAGGATAAATGGAGGAGAAGTTGTTTATACTAGTACTGACCAGTCAGGAAACTTTAGAATTGGTGAGGGAGTAGTTATCAATCAATTAACTGGAACCATTAGTGGAAGATCCTTCAGTCAAAGTTTGTTAAATACAGTAACACCTTTACTCATTGCATTAGGAAGATAAAATGGCAGTAGTAGCACTTAATACATTTAAAACTGTAAGAAAAAATTTAACCACTTCCAACGTTGGAATTTATACTTGTCCATCTGGAGTTGCTTCAATTGTAATTTTGGCACAAGTAACAAATGTCTCAACAGGATCAACCACTTATACAGTGACTGCTGTTCATTCTAGAAGCACAGAATCTCCCACTGATTATAAATTTGCAAATAATGTTTCTGTTCCCCCCAATGATTCTGTAAATTTAATTCCAGACGGAAGACTTGTGTTGGAAACTGGTGATGTAATTAAAGTTTCGGCAAATTCTGATGATAATTTAAATATTGTGTTGAGTGTTTTAGAAACTGCAAAAGGATAATATAAATGTATAATTACACTTCCGGAAGAGTTAAAAAAGAAACAAGAACAGGAATCACATCCGATAGATATGAATTTTTAGGATTAAATCAAGCAGAGCCAGATCTCGGAGATCCATTGGTTGGTCCTTCTTCAGTTGGTGCAAATCCAGCACCACCTTCAATATCTGGTGATCAATATTTACTCGTTGCCAATAAAAATAATCCGGGAAAAAGATATTGGATTGCATCTTCTCAGGTATTGACTGGTGGTTTAATTCCCGGTTCTTTCACTATTTTTGATGATAATATTCAAGTAGGAGCAGCAAATAGTTTTAATGTTTTTAATTTAGTTGGTGATATTGTGTCAGTAGATCCAGTTGGTTCTGGGGTTTCCGATCAAACTGGAATTGCGACAATTAGATTTTCACTAAAAGCGCCTGGTCAAGCAAATCAAATAATGTATCACGGAAGTGGTAATTTAATTAGAGCAGCAAGTGGATTTGTATATTCTTCAGGAAATATTGGAATTGGAAGTAATTCTCCAACTGAAATACTGGATGTAAGTGGAAATGGTAAGTTTCTTGGATCTGTAAGTGCTTCAAGTTTTGTAGGTAACTTAACAGGTACAGCAACTACTGCTTCTGGATTAACTGCAACATCAAATATAAACACTACTGGTATTATAACTGCTTCAAGTTTTGTAGGTAACTTAACTGGAACAGCAACCACTGCTTCTGGTGTTTCCACAGAAATAAACATTAACACTACTGGTATTATAACTTCTTCAAGTTTTGTAGGTAACTTAACAGGCACAGCAACCACAGCAACCATAGCATCTACAGCACTTGGAGTATCAACATCAATTAGCATCAATACCACAGGAATTATAACTTCTTCAAGTTTTGTAGGTAATTTAACTGGAACAGCAACTACAGCAAATAATGTAAGTTCTAGTATTAATATAAACACTAGTGGAATTATAACTGCTTCAAGTTTTGTAGGTAACTTAACAGGCACAGCAACTACAGCAACAAATGTAATTAGTGGTTTTGCATCTGTTTCTTCATTGAATGTCTCTGGCATAACTACGATTGGAAGTGCAACAACTTCCACAAATACACCATTACAAGTTGAAACTTATGGAGTAAAAACAGGAACTGGTAATTTTATTGCTTCAGTTGGAATTACTACATCCATAGATAGTTTTTCCATTACAACTACAGACTTCAAATTAGTTGAGTATTCTGTTCATATTGGATTTAGTAGCAGTATTCAAGTTCAAAAAGTTTTAATTATGCAAGATGGCATTATTGCAAATGCTGAATCTTATGGCATTATGTATAACAAAAATGCTTTGGTTGCAATTGGAGCAACTTTGGATGGGACTGACTGTAAATTGCAAGTTACACCTCAGTCTGGAGTAAATGGAGTGACCACATATAGATTCGTAAGAGGAAGTTTATTATAATTAATTTATCATTTCAAATGAAAACATAAATACTTAAAAACTCTCATGGCAGATAAAGGTTTCGGTTTAAATCAACTAAATTTTACTGGAATAGCAGGAACTTCATTAATTGAGAGTGGAGATACTCTGCAGGTAAATGCTCCTTTATTTTCTGTTAGCACAGATTTTTCTGTCGGTGGGAAGGTAAACTCAAATATAATTCTCTCAAGTTCTTATTCTATTGGTATTGGTTCTACTCAACCAAAAGAAAAACTTGATGTTTTAGGGAATATAAATGTTTCTGGTTCAGTAACTGCAACATCTTTTGTGGGATCTGGTACTGATCTCATTGGAGTAGCAAAAAATACAATATCTGCAATTGACGAGAATAATTATTATTATCCAATTCTGACTCCATCTTCAGCAAATGCTGGTACTTATTCAACAGTTGTAGTTCCATCCAGTAAACTTGTTTTTAACCCATCAGGTTTGTTGGGAATTGGAAGCACGACTCCAAATTATAATTTAGATGTTGTTGGTACTGGAAGATTTACAGGAAATTTAATTGCTTCAAGTTTTGTAGGTAACTTAACAGGTACAGCAACTACTGCTTCTGGATTAACTGCAACATCAAATATAAACACTACAGGAATTATAACTGCTTCTAGTTTTACTGGAAATCTTACAGGTACAGCAACTACAGCATCCAATGTAAGTTCTACTATTAACGTAAACACTACAGGTATTATAACTGCTTCTAGTTTTACTGGAAATCTTACAGGTACAGCAACTACAGCATCCAATGTAAGTTCTACTATTAACGTAAACACTACAGGTATTGTAACTGCTTCTAGTTTTACTGGAAATCTTACAGGTACAGCAACTACAGCAACAACAGCACTTGGTGTATCAACAACAATTAGCATTAATACTACAGGAATTATAACTGCTTCTAGTTTTACTGGAAATCTTACAGGTACAGCAACTACAGCAACTACAGCAAATAATGTAAATTCTAGTATTAATATAAACACTACAGGAATTATAACTGCTTCAAGTTTTGTAGGTAACTTAACTGGAACAGCAACTACTGCCTCAGGATTAACTGCAACATCAAGTGTAAACACTACTGGAATTGTAACTGCTTCTAGTTTTGTAGGTAACTTAATTGGAACAGCAACTACAGCAGTTGGTTTAGGTACAACATCAAGCATTAACACTACAGGAATTATAACTGCTTCAAGTTTTGTAGGTAACTTAACAGGTACAGCAACTACAGCAACTACAGCACTTGGTGTATCAACAACAATTAGCATTAATACTACAGGAATTATAACTGCTTCAGTTTTAAGAGTTGGAACTAGTGTAACTGAATCAATTGGAATTACTACAAATATTATTAGTGGTGGAAATTTATTACTCATAAATCCTGCCACCGTAGGAGTTTCTACAGGAACAGTTAGAATCCTTGGCAACTTGATTGTTGAGGGAACAACATCCACTACCCAAGAATTAGTATTAACTTCTTCAGATAAACTTATAGCAGTTGCAAGTACAATAGGAAATGATATTGACTTAAATGGAGCTGGAATAGGGATTGGTTCTACATCTGTAAGAAAATTTATACGATGGCATTATGCATCTAACACATTAAAGAGTTCCGAGAATTGGAATTTAGAATCAGGAAAGACTTATCAAATCAATGACACTTCGGTTCTTACATCAACAACATTAGGTTCTGGTGTTACTATCTCCAGTATTAGAAGTGTTAGTTCTGGAATCATAACTGATAGAACAGAACTTACTTCTGGTCAGGTATCTGGTAGTGACTATTTGTTAATTTACGATGTAAGTGACCCAACAAACTTAAAGAAAGCAACAATTCAAAATGCTGCTCTTCAAGGTCTTCAGGGAACTCAGGGTACTCAGGGTCTCCAGGGACTTCAAGGTACTCAGGGAACTCAAGGTACTCAGGGAACTCAAGGAACTCAAGGCACTCAAGGTCTTCAGGGAACTCAAGGCACTCAAGGTCTTCAGGGAACTCAAGGTACTCAGGGAACTCAAGGAACTCAAGGTCTTCAAGGTCTTCAGGGAACCCAAGGTACTCAAGGTGCTCAAGGTCTTCAAGGTCTTCAGGGAACCCAAGGTACTCAAGGTACTCAGGGATCTCAAGGTCTTCAGGGTACTCAGGGAACTCAAGGTACTCAAGGACTTCAGGGTACTCAGGGAACTCAAGGTACTCAAGGACTTCAGGGTACTCAGGGAACTCAAGGTACTCAGGGTACTCAAGGACTTCAGGGTACTCAGGGAACTCAAGGTACTCAGGGTACTCAAGGACTTCAGGGTACTCAGGGAACTCAAGGTACTCAGGGAACTCAAGGTCTTCAGGGAACTAGTGGAACTAGTGGAACTAGTGGTTCTTCCAATTGGACTGCAGTTTTAGTTAATGTGACGAGAGATTCCTCCGACCCAACAAAATTCACCAAAACTGGTGGTTCTGATTCTACTTGGGACTCATCTGTTTATTCAGAACAAGGTTTTGTTCTTGGTGCTTACATATCATCAAGAATATCATCAACAAGTGGTAGTGCTATAGTTGGTCTAGGAACAAATCCATCAGCATCTAGTAATCAAAATTTTGATTACGGTATGTATTTGGATAATGGTGACATCAAATCAATTGAAAATGGTTCTGTTACTGGTCTTGGCACTACATATGAAATTAGTGATTATCTTTCAGTTACTTATGATGGTGCAAATATTAGATACTATAAAAATTCATCTTTACTGAGAACTGTTGCCCGTTCTACAGGAAATGCATTATATCTTGATAGTTCAATTTTTACATCCAATCTTGCATTTGAAGACCTTGTATTTGGTCCTATGGGACCTCAAGGTACTCAAGGATTACAAGGATTACAAGGAACACAGGGAACTCAAGGTACACAGGGAACTCAAGGTACACAGGGAACACAAGGAACTCAGGGCACTCAAGGTATTCAAGGACTTCAAGGAACACAAGGTACTCAGGGACTTCAGGGAACTCAAGGTACTCAGGGACTTCAGGGAACTCAAGGTACTCAAGGTACTCAAGGTCTTCAGGGAACTCAAGGTACTCAAGGTACTCAAGGTCTTCAGGGACTTCAAGGACTTCAAGGAAGACAAGGTACTCAAGGTCTCCAGGGACTTCAAGGAACTCAAGGTACTCAAGGTACTCAAGGTACTCAAGGAACTCAGGGTACTCAGGGTACTCAGGGTACTCAGGGTACTCAAGGTCTTCAGGGTACTCAGGGTACTCAGGGTACTCAAGGTCTTCAGGGTACTCAAGGTCTTCAGGGACTTCAAGGAACTCAAGGTACTCAAGGAACTCAGGGCATTCAAGGTACTCAAGGTACTCAAGGTACTCAAGGTACTCAGGGTACTCAAGGAACTCAAGGAACTCAGGGTACTCAAGGAACTCAGGGTACTCAGGGTCTCCAGGGACTTCAAGGTACTCAGGGAACTCAAGGTACTCAGGGAACTCAAGGAACTCAAGGCACTCAAGGAACTCAGGGTACTCAAGGAACTCAGGGTACTCAGGGTCTCCAGGGACTTCAAGGTACTCAGGGAACTCAAGGTACTCAGGGAACTCAAGGAACTCAAGGCACTCAAGGTCTTCAGGGAACTCAGGGAACTCAAGGTACTCAGGGAACTCAAGGAACTCAAGGCACTCAAGGTCTTCAGGGAACTCAAGGCACTCAAGGTCTTCAGGGAACTCAAGGAACTCAAGGTACTCAGGGAACTCAAGGAATTACTGGACCAGTAGCAGGTTCTTCAAATCAAATTGTCTATAAAGATTCCTCTAATACAGTAACTGGGTCAAGTAGTTTAACATATACTGGTCCAGTTTCTGGAATTGGAACATTAGGAATTGGAACAGTTATTACTATCAAGCACAATGATACTTTAAATTTTGGAACTTTAACCTTTGAAGGTTCTGCAGGTCAATTATTTACAATTACAAATAATCTTACCAGTGGTTCTATATTCTCTGTATCCGATTCTTCTGGTATTCCAAGTATTGATGTAAATG